AGTAGTCAAGAACCAAGCATTGGTAGCTGTCAAGAAGTGGTTAATGGTGTAACCCTCTGGAACAGAACCGTTGTTCTTGATAGCGTTGATGTCGTTGTTGTTTGTACCAACACGCAATTCAGTATCGAGCAAACGAGTTGCAACGAACTGGAGAGCAGGAGGAACAATCAACTTCTGGGGACGGGCAGCGATCAATAAGCCACGCTCATCTGTCCATGCAGCGATTTGAATAACTGCATTTTCCAATGCGGTTTCATTCAAGTCAGCAGGAGTAGAAGGAGTGTTAGCGTTAGTACCACCAGACACCAAGGGGTGAGCTGTATTGAACAGAGACACGCCATCACCACCAACGTAGGCAGAGTTGAAACCGTTGTTCAAAACGGCAGCAGCTTTAACCTGTTTGGTGTATGCCATCGCACGAGCCAAGCCTTTGGTATAGCGAGCAGACAAAGAATCGTAGAGGTTATCTTCGATAGCTTCTTCTGTTAAGCTAAAGCCAAGGGCAATAGTTTCGTGGTTGTAGCGAGCAGTCCATGCTTCTTGTGCATTGTCATAGCTGATGGCAGTACCTTCAGGCTTGACTGGTGCAGCAGAAAAACCAGACAGTTTTGTCTCTTCTTCAAAAGAACGCTCAGAGGTTTCTGTTTCATAGATCTCTTTGTGTTCTTCACCATAACGTGCATACTCTAAACCGAACAAAGCGTTCAAGCCTGGGAGCAGCTCTTTCAATAGTTGTGCGCGTGAAATAGCCATTTGTTAGCTCCTTAATTAAACGCCAGTAGCATTAAAGTATGAATGGTAACCAAAGTTCCATTGTACTAATGCTTCAGGGAAACCGACAAAACTGTATGTCGAACCAGACGCTGTTGTACCGATAGCGTTAGCTACAGTGACAGACGTACCACTTACTTGAGTTACATAGTTGTAATTACCTTGAGCACTGTTAGTCGCTCCAGATGCAGTACAAATGACTTGCATACCAGGTTGAATAGCAGAGTTGGCAGATGACAACGTAATGGTAGAGCTCGATGATGAACCAGTTGCTTGAACCACAACTTGTGTATCAGTTACTGTTTGGATGATGCGGAAAGCGCCACCGCTAGTATTGCGAGTATTACCTTGAGTTGTACCACCAGCAAGGAAAGTACCAGTCAAACCCATACCAGAGTCACCAGTAGTAGTGTTGCCAGAAGCAGAACCACCATTAGAACCATTGGTAATCAAGAGAGCATTTGTACCCACGAAAGCTTCACTGATATAACCAACGGCCGTACCAGGTGTGTTGCTAACTGAGCTAGTGCTTTGAGTTTGGAATGCTGCTTTGAAGACAACTTGAGGATCATCAACGATGTAAGCAACTGCATAGTTCGACACTGTACTGGCAGGCCAGTATTGTGAACGAATAATTTGGCCTGAAGAGTTGGTGTATTCACAACCAACAAACACGCCAATAGTACCGTTAACAGGAGAAGTTGCTGCGCCCAAAGTAGTTACTGCAAGAGTACCACCTGAGAGCTGAACTACGTCACCGTTAAAAAAGTTGTAACCATAACCAGAAGAAATAGGAACCATACGAGTAGAACCCGCAAACACCCTACCTCCAGTTAAGCTTACTGGTTTTAAGCCGTACACGGCTGAAACGACAGGATAAGCCATTTTGAACTCCAAAAGTTTTAGACAGAACCTCTGCCAAATGTAGTCGTAGACTTCCTCTCATTGAAGATCGGCATTCTAGGATCACTCTGGCGCATAAGATTGTTATCTACTGCATCTGTTTGTTGACGGGTAACATTGGCATAGTATGCCTTTTCTTGTTGCCCCATCTCCTCTGGACGCTTGCAAAGTAACAATCCGCCAATCAAGATGTTGTCTTTATAACGTCCATCAGGATCAGCTAACAATTTCATATGCGGCTGCTCTTCAATTCTGACTGCCTCCCAACCTTCTCTGTATGAGGAAGAAATATTCCTCTGGTCAGGTTCATTCAAAATCGAAACCCGCTTCCAGTGATATTCATAACCAGCTTCCTTGATCGGCTCTGGAAGAGTTTCAGGCGGCCTCCATTGTTGGGGACGGGCGCTTTTCTCTCTATTACTTAATTCACGGGGTACTCTGTTCTCAGCCATTATTGATTCTCCAAGTTACGTTTAGCATCAGCATATTGTTGTGGGGTTAAACCTAGTTTCTTGGCTATTGCCATTTCACTCTGTTTCATTTTGACCACTTTCGAAGCGGTGCTTCTAGTCGCGGGGGCCACAACAGTGCTCGGTTTTGTACGAGTTTCGCTTTTCTCTTCAACTGGTTCATCAAAACTTTCTGGGAACCGCCTACGCATTGTCTTGTCTAACGTTGAGTAGTATGCTTCAGAGCCAACTGCCACACCTTGCCTCTCTAGTTTCCTATGAAGGCCAAGAGCTGCTGCTGTCATTTCCTCGTCTTGTCCGAACCAAGGATTTCGTTCCTGCCATTCCTGCGCTTTTCTGTCAGCACGGGGAGCTTGAACTTGCTCTTGTTGCGTTTGTACCTCAAATTTTTCCTCCTGTAAAGGGGGCATTTTGAAGCTTTGCGCTTGCAAAAGGCGCAAATTCGCTTGTTGCATCTTGTTTTGAGCTTCAACAATAGCGTCTGTATCACCAGACTCATATGCCTGTTTATAGGCATTTTTTGCCATCTGAAGCTCAAGATTTGCTGCATTATTGAGGGTATTTGCGTACTCTTGACCCCCAGATTGCAACATTCCCTTGATGCGTTTGTTCTCTTCTAGCAAACGTTGCGCTAAAGTGACGGCCTGCTGTTGCTCTCGCTGTGCGGCTTCCTTCTCTCTACGCTCGTCATGCCACACTCGCTTCATTTGAATGAGCTTGTCTTTGGCATCTTTGCTATATTTGTCGAGATCATCTGTCTCGACTTCAAGATTCTTGACAAATTCTTGCGGAACGGGCTTGCGGCCACGGTCTTCTGGAGGAGTATCGTCCTCAATTTCAATTTCAACGGATGATGAGTCCGACTCATCATTCACTTTAGTATTACTTTCTTCAAGTTCATCTGGAAACTTGAAGTCAAATTTATCATTTTCAGCCATGTTCAGCTCCTTAGTTTGAACGCTTGATGCCGCGTGGATCGTCTACCACCGCTTCAACCGTGTCATCGTTGATCATTCTGAATTCTCTACCATGAATCAGCAATCGTGAGCCCGAATTCGGTCTAACAATCACAAAATCACCCTTTTTACACCACGGACCACTAGGGAAACGTGCAGTATCGGAGTAACAATCAGGGCCAAGATCGACAACGAAAAGGACTGTAGCCAGTTTCTCTTCAAAGTTGACTGTCGAATCGGCTTTAACAATGCCGCTTTCGAACTCTTTTTCAACCTCAGGGATAGCGCAAAGAATGCGATAACCACTTGGCTTGGGTAGTTGTGTAGCCTTCTCTTCAGCAGGTACATTTAATAGTGCGGATAAGTCCACCGCTTGGGTTAAATCAACATCATTCATCGTCCGAATGCTCCATTTTCTTTTTCAAGTCTAATATGTTTTGTCGTGCGACCAGCAGACCTCGTATCTCGCCGCACAAATTTAAATACTCAGAATAGTCTTTGGCTTGCCCGCTAGCTAACCAATCCTTGAGCATTACTACATTTGATTCCAGTTGTTGTACCAGAACATCTGATGCATCCATCACTCTCCTTTAGGTTTCTTACTTGCCATTCGCTCTTGATGTTTGACCTGCATGATTGACTTCATGCCGTCTGCAACAAGCTCGTCCTTAGCCCGAGTATCAGCAGTTCTGTCTGCTAAATACTGCTTGGCCATCTCAACACCATGAGCAACCGAATCGGAATGCTTTTTGGTCTTGATCTCTGCCACCTTGGAAGCTGCTTCCATGTGTATCTTTTTCTCACCTATTTCATTAGCTTGTTGTCCAAGCATATGTTTAGATGCCGTTTGCGCCATTGCAATTTGTTGCTTAGATTGGTTTTGCGCCATAGCCACTTGTTGTTGTGACTGAATACGCATCTGCTCAATCTGCAACTGCTGCTGCTTGATCTGCAACTGCATTGCATCCATCTGGGCTTTCTGCTGTTGGGCTTGAGCCTTAAGCTGCAACTCTTGTTGTTGCATCTGAATAATTGGATCTTGCGCTTGTTGTTGAGCTTGTTGTTGTGCTGCTTGACCTTGAGATTGTTGTAACAATCTTTGAGCCGCCTGAGCAAGCAACGGAGCCAATTGAGCTTCCACCTTGGGATCCATCTTTTCCTGTTCGCCAGACTCGTCTGTCTGTGGAGGTAATGCAAATCCTAGTTGTTGCTCAATCTGCACCCTATACTCAAAGCCAATGTGCTCATTAATATGAGCCATAAGTGCTTGAGTAATAAGAGGAGCTTGTGGGTTACTCTGCAATAATTGTTGGGTTTTTGGATCCTGCATTGCAGACATATGGACTGTAATGTGCGCCTGATGATCCTGATAAGAAAAAGCTTTAAGCGGTTTCATTACCAAAGCGTTTTGATTCTCCGTGACTGGATCAGTCGGAGCTTGGTCTTCAGCCATAGGAATCAGCTTGTTAACATCCTTAATACCTAAAACATCAAGCATCTGCTTATGCAATAGGGGCATGTTATATAGCTGAGGAGCCTGTGAAGCTAACTGTAAAACCGCCTGATATTGAACAATCTTCTGCGCCATCGTGGACGCATTAGGATCAGCTACTGGGATTACATCGACATTGTGATAGTCAGATTTCTTGGCTTTTCTACTACCTTCTTCAGGATCATAGTCGTAATCTTCAGGCGTATAGTCAGCAATGATCTCCTTCAAAAGACCCAACTCTTGCTGCATCGAATAGTAAATTCGAGCCTGAATAGCAGTCGTTACCTTTAGCGTTCTCTCCAAAATAGCCAAAGTCGTACCAACTGGAGACTGTCCAGACATATCACTAATCTGCAAGTCAGCCGTATTAGCAAAGCGTCTTCCGTCTTCAACGATCTGATTCAACAAAGCCATCAATACTTGGCTAGGTTCCTTATAAGGCAACGGCAATAAGTTGTCTTTAATAGATCCGCTAGGAACGTCAACGTCCCTGAACTCTCCAGGTGCAATCGGTGTATCGTCACCTTTCACCCTCAAGCCACGAGTCTTGAATCCACCAGGCAAGTTACTCAGCGTACCCGCATCAACCAACTGTCTAATTAAAGACGTACCAGACTTGGCAAAAGCTCCAATTAAATGGATCAAACCAAAGTGATAGAAACCAAATCCAGGTACATATCCATAGTGGACAAAATGCTGTCTCTTGGCCTTAGTCGGATCATCTGGTGACCAGTTTCTCCTTACCGCCAATACGCTTGTAGTACCTTTTTCAATCGTAACTATATAAGGCAAAGCAATGCCAGTCGGCTCACCATGCTTATCTACATCTTCAAATCCAGGTAAATCCAAGTCCACATGGATCTCTAATACCTTGTATCTATCGTCCGAAGTAGCTCTAAAGCCAAGCTTTTCAGCAATCTTCTTCTCGACTTCATCTAATATATTATCTGGGTGACCGAGATCTACATCTCTATAGAAACCAGCAACCTGTAATCTTCTCAACTCATTTTCCGTCTTCCTCATCACATGAGTAATACGGGGAGCACTCTCTAAACTACTGGCTCCATAAGGAACAACCACATCCTCGGCAGGAGCAAACATCGACACCTGTCTTCTCATATGGGGATCGTAATACACTTTCTTAAATGCATTACCCGCTAACCCTAGGCCCCACAACATCCTCTCATGCTCAGGACGGTACTCTTTCATAACGTCCATCAACTGATAGTTCATGTCATTCTGAACTCGCTCAGCAGCTTCCTTCTTAGCCTGAGTCTCTTTCCCAACGATCTGAGTCTTTACTGGCCCAGCCGCAGGAAACGTACTCATCATTGTTTCAGCTTGGAATTTGACCAAAGCCTCAGCCAACAACGGGTGAAACACTCCACATGCTCCCTCCCAAGGCTCCGTCCTCTCCTCAATCTTCAATCCCAACAACTCTAGTCCATCGACATAAGTCTGCATCCATTCTTTTCTAGACGCCAAGTCAGAATCAAAATCCCCAATCAATTCTGTCGCAATACTCAATAACTCCTGCTCTCCAATGAAGTCAGCTAAGTTATCGTCAAAAGCAATATCGTGATCCTTGCCCATTTCAATATCCAACCCATCAGCGTGAATGCTCACACTCTCAGGATCTTCTATCTCTATCTCTATTTCTGGGCCATCGTTTAATAAATCTTCCAGTCCACTAGGAGCCCGATTAAGTGCTTTTTCCAACATAATTAATCCTTATTTTTTGCAGTTCCAGTCGTGTTATGACTCTTATCATCCCAGTCATAACCCACTGATGTAGGTTCCCCTTTTAACCATTTCTGTATGGATAAAAAGCAACCCCCTCGTTCCCCAAATTTCCCACCGTGCCATGCAGTCGGCAACACCCTTATCGTATCACCAAGTGACGTCTGAGAAAACACCTGATCGTCACAACTAAACTCAATGTCCCCCGTCATAAACACTTCAAACGAATCTACATTTGGGTGTATATGCGGCTCAATCACAGAATTAGGCTTTACAGTAAACAATTGCACCTGATAAGGCGCATCCCTAAACAACACCACGCCATGAAGATTCCCCGAATAATCCAATCCCATTTCCATAGGACTATTGATCGGTCGATGCGCCATCCAATAATTCATAAACTTTTCTAAATCATCCATTAGTAATATGGAACCTTTCTTCTAAAGTGTCTTGGCTCATCTTCTTCATCTGTATCCAACCTCAAAAACCCACCAGCCCTAAACCGAATCAAAGCCTGCGTACTGCTATCCACCAAGTCATCATGCTCACTATTTGGAAAACTGGCCATCTGCTCAACAACCTCATCCGCCCACCTCGTCTCAGGACACCACACCTTCCCCGACCTGAACAAGTCCGTCACAGAATTCAACCTGACAAACTTATCATTCCCCCTCGTAGGAGTAAACTCACTCACAGGTATCCCCATCCTCCTCAACTCAAAGATCAACGGACTACCCGCAGCTTTTGCCTCAATGATAAAAGCATCAGGACTCCACTCCCGATAATAACTATAAGCCGCTTCCTTCAGCTCAGGAAACTCCATCCTCCTTTGCACCGCATCCAACAAAATCACGTTCACATCATTGGGGTCTTCATTCAAATTAAACACCCCCCATGTCGTACACGCACTATAGTCAGACCTCTCATTCTTCGTAAAAGCCGTATCCCATGACTGAATAATAAAACTGCAAGGAGGCGGTCTATCTTCCTTCCATCTCCTCCACCACTCCCTCTTAACCAACGCCCCCTCTTCACCAGTCGGCCTTTGCTGATATTGAGCATTCCACTTAGATATTGGCAACTCATCCCTCAGCGCACTCAGCTCATCCAAACTCCAAAACTCTGGCCACAAAGGATTCCCATTCGGCATGATCGCAGGCAACTCAATCAGCTCCCACTGCTCACCCTTCTCCCTCTGTATCGCATCCCTCAATACCCGACCCGTTAAATCCCCATCCCCCCAACGGGTCATCACAATCACAATACTCCCACCTGGCTGTAAACGTTGCCGCGGCCCAGACGTATACCACTCATAAACCTTCGCATATACATCAGGATTCCCCGCCGCCATAGCAGCTTCCTGTTCAGAATGCGGATCATCAATAATCAATAAATCCGCACCCTTACCCGTTACCGTACCACCAACACCAATCGCAAAATATTCCCCATTCTTATTAGTAGACCAACGTCCCGCCGCCTTACTATCCTGCCTCAAGCTCACCTCTGGAAACACCGTCTTATAGTGCTCACTTCCCACTAAGTTCCTTACCTTCCTACCAAAACCCACCGCCAGCTCAGCAGTATTCGAACACTGAATCACCTTCTTATTCGGAAACTTACCCAAAAACCAACTCGGCAACAAGTAACTCGCAAACTCACTCTTCGTATGCCTAGGCGCCATATTGATAATCAACCTCTTACTCTCACCCCTAGCAATCGCCTCAAACTTCTTCGCCATCACACTATGATGCCTACCCGCCACAAACCCAGGCCACATCATCTTTACATAATCCATAAACCCCTCTTGCGCTTTCTCCCTCTCCACGCTCGCCCTCAACCCCACAACCTTCTCCATAAAGGCAGCATACTCACCCTCGTCTAAACTGCCCAACAGTTCCTCTAGCGTCATTTGTAATTCCTAAACTTAATATATACAGGCCGAACAGATCTCTTCCCATCTATCCTCTTCACAACCCCCAACTTCACCAACCTATCAACCATCTTCTTAACCCCCGCTAACCCACTCACACCCCTCATCTGTGCTATCTCCCGGTACGAAGGACTAAACCCAAACTTCCTCCAATACTCCTCAATAATCTCATAAACCTCACTCTGCTTCTCAGTCATTTCCCATCTCCATATATATATACCCCCTATGGGACCCAAACACTTTTATAAGGGGGGGCCTTCCGTAGGGTATTCTAGAACCGTTCTAGAATGCAAATTTTCTGGTGGTTGTTTGAGGGGAATACTATGCGGAAAATTTTGGGACTCCTGCTGCGCATCTTGGGGGGTGCCGCCCGGGTGGGGGTCGCCCGTGAGCTCGTCCAGCAGCGAACGCGCCTGCACATCAACGATATCCGAATCAACCTTCACACCCATCAACTTGCGTATTTCATCCAATATCTGATCGCGCGCGACCTTAGAACTAACCGGCTTACTCGATTCCGTTATCGGTTTAAATAAATCTACGCCAGCAATCTCGCCGATTACTTTTGACGCCTGGATCCGGTCGCTGTGGCGCGCATCGTCATCGAGTAATACGCGGGTTAACGAATCCACCACTAAGGCCCTTAAGTGTCCAGCGGAACGATATTCCGCAGCTTCCATAGCCGCCTTTACTCTTTCTATTTCAAGGGCAACCACAGGCTTAGCCGCAAGCCTGGCAGCATCAGCACCCACAGCACGCGGGTTAGCCTTTGTGTTATACGCTTTCCGGTATGCATTAGACTTAGTTTCCCCCTTGATTACATGCTCAGTGACGAAACGCTTTTGCTTAGGTGTTAGCTCTTTAGCTCTTCCCTTATTCAGTACTGCTTTAATTGGCAGCTGGTCCAGGCCTTCTTTTATCTGTTCCCGGGTTAACTTCATTTTGACTGCTCCGCTTCGCTGTTATCCTGGGCCCGATTATAGGTGAACAAACAGTAAAACTTCAACAATCGCGCAATCACCCACGCAATAAACCAAACCAGCTTTACAAAATATTTACACAAACTAAGGGTTTTCCCTAGCTTGACAGTTGTAAATGATTGCACTATCTTACAGCTTTCCGCAATTATCTACAACGCACTACACGAAAGGTCACCACATGAAAAAACTTTTCTTTAACACCGGCCGCACATACAGCGACAAAGGCCAACGCATTGGCGCTGCTCTATTAGATGATGGTCGCATTGTGATGGTCGATATCGATCGCTACATTGACGCCACGCTGCCAGCAACCGTTAACTTCACGCCTAAAACAATTTTAAAAGCCTATGACTTGGGAGAGATGGATTACCGCGTTGAAGATTACGACCTCAAAACCGAATTACAAGCAGCTGCTGAAAATACACCCCTTCCCGCTTTCCCCATCATTTACTAAAAGGACCTAACCATGAATCAATCACAAAAAAGAGAAATTATCAAACTTCACGCCATGCACACACTTGGAATGAATGACACCATTGCGCGCAGCTTATCCGCTTTAATCCGCTCCGCCATGACAAAAAAGCAAATAACAGAATTGATGCAATACGCCGCCGCCTTTAACGTAACCACTCACCCCGACTTCATTATCTAAGGACCTAACCATGAACGATTTAACAATTGACACAATCAGCAGCATCGCAGCGTTTATGCACCATGAAAACCTCAAATCCAAATACATAGCCTTGGCCACAAAACAGCTTAAGCCTGGCAAGTATTACAAAATCGATAAATCACTAATCATTGACGCCGCCAGTGTAAAAACAACCGAGCAGTTGCAGGAATCGATTAACCGAATCAAGGCCGCCCAGCAAGTAACCCAGCAGGAAATTAACCAGCACTCACAGTTTAAGCCGCTTAAGTGAATTCTATAAGCCCATGCTGTGGGCTTATG